AGACGCTGCCGAGCGCGAGCGCGCGCGACGGCAGAACGAGGACGGGAGCGCTAAGCCGCTGATCAGCGGCTAGTGCGTGCGCCAGATCATGCGCATGAGGGCGGCAATCAGGAAGACCGTTAGCAGCAGGGGAATGCCAAAAATAGGCGCGCCGACAGCCAGGACGGCCGCAATGAGTATCAGCAGGGTCGCGAGGATTTGCAGCAGCGTGCGCACGTCAAGCTCCGATAACAGGACAGCCCAAGGATCAGTGTAGACCATGCCACGCGAAGACGTAATCCTGAGATTCGGCGCCGATGTCGCCGGCTTACGCCAGGATATGAGCAAGGCGCAGCGCACGGTAGACGGCGCCGTGCGGCAGATGCGCAACGTGCTGGGCACCCTCGGCGTGGGGCTGTCCATCGGCGGCCTAGCCAACGCATTTGGGCGCATCGTCGCGGAGGGCGACCGGCTGCAAAAGCTGGCAATTCGCCTCGGCGAGACGACAGAAAACCTGAGCCAGCTCCAATATGTGGCTGAGCGCTCCGCGGTGCCGTTCAACACGATGGCGACTGCGTTGCAGCGCGCGCAGCGCCGTATCTCCGAAGCCGCACAGGGCGCGGGCGAAGCAAGGAACGCGCTCGCGGAGCTGGGACTCAACGCCGAGCGATTGAACCTGCTGCGACCGACCGACCAGCTGCTCGCCGTCGCCGAGGCGATGGAGGACGTCCGCAACAGCGGCGACCGCACGCGGCTCCTGATGCGGTTGTTCGATTCCGAAGGCGTGGCGATGGGCCAGGCAATGGAAGAGGGCGCCGCCGGCATTCGGGCGCTGATGCAGGAGGCCGACGAGCTGGGCGCCACCTTAGACAGGCGTACAGCCGACGCAATGGCGCGCACGCAGGATCTAATGGCCGAGCTGAATGCCCGCTCCACTGCGCTTGGCCGGTCACTGGCAATTGAGCTGCTTCCCGAGGTCAACGAATTTCTGGAAACGCTCAACGAGCTTGCCAACGGTCCGGCCGGCCAGGGCGTCAAAGCAGTGCTGAGCGAGATCAGCGCCGAGGTGCAATTCCTCGCTTCGCTGTTGGCGGGTGATTGGCGCTCAGCGTGGAATAATTTCCTGCCGGTACGGATGCTGACAGACGAAGGCGAAGGCTATCGCATACCGCCGGGCGGGAAGCTAGAAATCGGCGTCGACGGCGATGCGTTGGAGGGGGTCAAGCGCGACCTAGCAGCCAGTGTGCGCGCTATGATGGCCGCTGCGGCGCAGGAGGGAGTTAATCTGCGTGTTAACTCAGGCCAGCGCGACCCGGAGCACAACGCCCGCGTCGGCGGCGTGCCAAACAGCAAGCACATTACCGGCGGCGCCGTCGATATCGGTGGCGATCAACAATGGGTGCTAGATAACGCAGAGCGCTTTGGCTTATCCACTTATGTGGGCGAGGGCTATAACCACGTCCATGTCGAGATGGCAAGGCGCCGAGCCGTTGCCGTAAAAGATACTGCAAAAGCGAAAAGAGCAGCCGCTACAGCAACGCGCACACTAACGGACGAAGAGCGCGAGCATCAGCGCATCATGCGCGAAGGCGCTGCGATTTTTGAGGCTACGCGCACCGCTGCCGAAGCGCATGCGTTGCAAATGGATCGGCTGACAGAGCTGCATGCTGCCGGGGCGATCAGCTTAGAAACGTTCGCCCGCGCTGCTCGCCAATCGGCCGAACCGCTAATGCAAATCAAAGACGTTGCGGAGGAAAGCAGCCGGGCCGCCGAGGATATGGGCCTCGCCTTTGAGTCAGCGATGGGGCGCCTTATTACGCAAGGCGGCAACGCTCGCGATGTACTGCAAGCTTTGCTGCAAGATATTGCGCAAATCACTTATCGCGAGACTCTCGGCAAAACAATTAGTGGCGCAGTGACCGACATAGTCGCCTCAATCGACTTTGGCGAAATCTTTAGTTTTGGTGGCGGTCGCGCTGGCGGCGGCTCCGTCAGCGCCGGCACAGCCTACCTTGTCGGCGAGCGCGGGCCAGAGCTGTTCACACCGTCGGCCAATGGCAGTATTGTGCCGAATGATGCGCTGTCAATGCGGTCTGCTAGCAGCGGTGTTGAGATCAATGTGATCGAATCACCGGGCCGCGGTGGTGAGGTCACGCAGCGAGACGATAGCAGCGGCCAGCGCATCATTGATGTGCTTGTCGAGCGCGTGCGCGGCGCAATGGAAGCAGACATCGCAAAAGGCAGCGGGTTGGCGCGCTCGCTTGAGGGGCAGTATGGCCTTAGTCGGGCGCCTGGTGGATTTTGATGAACACATTCCCGAGTTTTGGCTGCGGCACCATCATAGACGGATACAGCCTGTCTCATGCGCCGCACGTCATTCGCAGCGACATGGAGTCAGGGCCTGCTCGAGTGCGCCGCACATCGGTTATGCGTAACGACCGGCTGAGCGTGCGATGGGCTTTGACGGCCGCGGAATTCTGGACATTTCGCGAGTGGTTTGTGTCTAGCGCAGGCGCAAATTACGGCGCGGCATGGTTTACAATTTCGCTGCAAACCGGCCAAGCGAGCGACGGATCGCTGTCCACCGAGGCTGCGCGTTTTGCCGGTCCTTGGACGGCGACGATGAATCAACAAGGGCAATGGGTCGTGCGTGCAGACCTGGAAGTGCAGGACACGCCGATTGGCGGTCCGGTCGATCCTGGATTTTCTGCTAATGCGTTTTACGTTGACGACGGCGCCGGCAGTTATCAGCCGTTTTACGTTGACGACGGCGTCGGCAGTTATGAAGTGTTTGAGGTATACCCATCATGACGACATCCACTGCTGATCAATCGGGCTCCGACGGCTTTCAAGCTGCGCGCACCGGCGTTTCCGTGATGGAGATGCTGAACAAGGCGGAGACAGCGCTGCAAGATGACGCGTCGCTTGCCACGACGGTCGCTGATGCGATTGACGCATCAGCCGCAGCCGAGGCAACGCTAAAAACCGCGCTCGGCGTCGGCTCAGGCTCCGGCGTGGATCTCCACACCAACGAAGTGAGCGTCATGGACTATGGCGCCGTCGGCGACTGCCCGCGCACAAATTCAACGGCTGGCGCCACGGATGACTATCAAGCGTTTCAGGACGCAATTGATGCAGTGGCAGCGCTCGGTGGTGGTGTTGTGCATGTACCTGGTGGGCTTGCGTATTTGATTGGCAGTAGTGGCAGTTCGCAAAACGGCCGCCCTTATGGGCTCGAAATCAAAAGCGGCGTCAAGCTTAAAGGCGGAGGCTCGCTAAACACGATGCTGCGCAAGCCGGACAACGACGATCACGAATTGCTTGTGACGTTAACCGCGAACACATACACCGATATACAAATTGAGGGCTTGACGCTTGATGGCAACGAGCCGAACCAAAGCTCATCAGACGCTGATGACTACATGATGCTTTGGCTGAAAAACGTGACGCGCTGTACGCTGCGCGACTTACGCGTGATCAATCCTACAAGCTTTTCAATTCGCATTGGAGACTGCAGTTATGTGAGAATGGAAGATATCCGCGTTGACAATCAAGGCAGCAACATCAACAGTGACTGCATCCATTTTTATGATACTAGTCACGTCGTTTGCAATAACCTTATCGTTCGCAGTGACGGCGACGACGCATTTATAATCGCGTGCGAACAATCAGATATTTCTGACTATGTTGTCACGGGACTAATTGCAGAAACCTTCGGCGCCCCTGGGAGCTGTCGCGCCGTGATGCTTCACGGGCAGGACGTAACGACTGAGTTTACAATGGAAAACATTGTCATGCGCGGCGTGACTATCCCGCAAAGCTCAGCTGGCGCAGTGTCTATAAGAGACTGCTCTATCCGTAATTGCATGTTCGATTTCGCAATAAAGGATGTTTATGACGGAGTTTTCCTTTTCCCAGGTAATTCAAATTTTACAGGCTCAATAAAGGACTGCGTTTTCAATGTTGTTTGCTACAACAGTGAAAGCACGGTATTAAACGCAGCCACCACCTATGGCACAATTGAGGACTGTCAATTTAATGTGCAAGCGTTAAACGTGGATTCAACATCCTCAATGGTCGCGCTGTACGGAAGCAGGCTTCAAGCAAAACTTAACATCAACGGAAACAGCGCCGCAAGCTATGGCGCTGTTATTTATTGCGATGAAAGCGACTTACAAATCAATGCAGTAAATTGCGGTCAAAATATATTGATGCAGGGCAGCGCAGACAACAACACAATTAGCTTAGGAATGCTTAGCGGGGCTGGGACTTATGACGTTAACATTCAGCCTGGCGCTACTGGAAATAGGTTTATCGGCGGAAAAATTGCAAGCGGAACCAACTTAGATGACGCCGATTGGTTTGGCACCGGAGGCGCGCACGCCAGAGGCGTGGAAACGGCCGAAACCACAGATGGTAGCGGCAAAATTTCAATCAATCACGGTCTCGTAACAACGCCGAAATTCCTAAGCGTTAACGCATATCAATACGACTGCCAAATTGAGGCGGTTTCCGCAACAACGTTTGATGTGCAAATAAACAATGCAGCAGGCGCCGCGCAAACGTCGATAACGCCGACAGTGTATTGGGAGGCGGCTTTATGACAGACGTTTCGCTGAGCGACGCACTTAAGGAAGCCTATGCCAGTGCGCCGCAAGATCAAATCTTGTATCACACGCTGGAAATATCTCACCCGGACTTTTCGCAGCCGGTACGAGTCGTGCGCGGATATGACAATATTACCGCAGCTGGCGAAGAGTGGGTAGCCATTCCGTTTGATCTACAGTTGCCAGAGGTCAGCGCAAATGGGCTGCCGTCTTTGGTGTTGACGATTGATAACGTATCGCGCGAGCTATCTAGCGCTGTTGAGAGTGCTGTGCTATCAGACACGCCAATTACTGTTAAATATCGCGCTTTTTTGTCAAGCGAAATGACGCAAGCCCAAAACGATCCGCCACTGGAATTGCAGTTATCCAGCATCACGGAAAACGAAACAAGCATTCAAGCGCGAGCGACCCTTTATGATTTTGTGAACAAGCGTTTTCCGGCAGCCGTATATCGCGATGAGCACTTCCCTTCTCTGGTGCATTTCTGATGCCGCATTGGGCTGCGCAATACTTAGGGCTGCCGTGGATCGCTGGCGAGCGTGACTGCTGGGCGTTTTTCCGAGAGGTTCAGCGTGAGCAATTCGGCCGAGACATTCCTGCTGTAGATGTGGACGTGTATTCGGCCGTTTCCGTAATGCGCACACTTCAGAATGCGCCGGAGCGTACATTGTGGACGCATGTAATGGTGCCGCGCCAGGGAGATGGCGTGCTGATGGCGCAAAACAACAGGCCAAGTCATGTTGGCGTATGGCTAGAGGTTGATGGCGGCGCGGTTTTGCATTGCGCTGAGGGTTTTGGCGTTCTGTGTCAATCGGTGCCAAGCTTGCGCGCCGCCGGATGGTCAGGCATTAGTTATTGGCGACGCCAATGTTGATCATTTCTCGCAATCCGTTTCAGCCAGCCGCGCGTGAATGCCGTCGCATTGACGCTCCAGCCCCGATAGTTGATCTTTTACCCGATTTTGGCGCGCCGCATATTGTGATGCTCAATGGCGCGCCATTGCTGCGCAAAGATTGGGGCACTGTTGCTCATCCGCAAGATAGCGTTGCTGTAATCCAATTGCCGCAAGGTGGCGGCGACGGGAAAAATCCCCTGCGCACTGTGCTGATGGTCGCAATAGCAGTTGTGGCATCGACCGTGGTAGGGCCGGCTGCCGCTGGCGCGCTCGGGCTAAAAGAAGGCACACTAGCGTATAGCCTCGCCTCTGCTGGTGCCGCGGCGGCAACCACAGTGGCGGGGGCTGGTTTGGTAAATACGTTTCTGCCGCCAGCAACGCCGACTTTCGGCGGCGGCAGGGAGTTTAACGCAAGCCCTAGCCCGACCTATTCCATTACTGCTCGTGGCAATTATGCCAGGCTTGGCAGCGCAATTCCTGTGCAATACGGGCGTGTGCGCGCATTCCCCGATTTTGCAGGCCCGCCGCTGTACGAATATCGTCACAACGAGCAATATGTGACGATGTGGTTCGTGGTTGGGCAGGGATTTTACCATATTGAGCAGGTCGAGCTAGGTAACACTCCGCTAAAAAATTACGAGGCGGCATCGTGGCACAAATACGCGCCTGGCACCCCTCCGAGTGACCGGTACCCGTGGACATTTTACGCAAGCAAGGAGGTTGGTGGCGTATTGCTGGAAGGCACGCAGGTTGCACGATATGCCAGCAGTCCGCGCTATACGGACAGCAAATACATTCAGCTTGATTTTGCCGCCCCTAATGGCATTTATGAAATCGGCGGCGACGGCAACATTGCACCTATGAATGTATGGGTCACCGTGCGCTGCCGCGAAATGGATAACAACGACGCTTTTATTGGAAACACAGAAGGAGAGCGCCAATACAAGTGGACAAAACGCACACTTGAGCCGTGGCGGTTTACTGTGACGTATCGTCTGCCGCGTCGCGGTCGGTTTATGATTTTCGTGCACCGAACAGACGGCAACATGGAGATACCAAAAGACGGCGATCGCACGCTGGTGCGAGATTTGTATTGGACTGGCATGAGGGCTATTGCTGGCCCAGTAGTAGCGCCAGAAAATGCGACAACGCTTTGCGTGACGCTGCGAGCAACTGACGAAGTTGCCGCCGCATCCTCTAATCAAATCGCAGTGACCAGCGTGCGTTATTTGCAGTCGTATGAAAATGGCGAATGGCAGGAGGGCACAACAACTAGACGCGCCGGCAACGCACTTGCTGACGTTCTAAGAAATGCGGATTACGGCATTGGGCTTGCTACAAACCGCATTGACATGGAAAGTGTCAACGACTTAAACGTTTACTTTTTTGATGGACGATTCGACAGCCAGACAACAGCATGGGAGGCGGTGACTACCATTTCTCGCGCAGCTAGGGCTAAGCCGTTTATGCAGGGAGGCGTATTCCGGGTGGCCAGGGATAAAGATAAAACTATTCCTGTTGCAATGTTTTCTGAACGGAACATCATACGCGGGTCGCTCACAATAGAATACCTTACCCCAAGCAGCGAAACGGCAACTGTGGTTGCCGCCCGATATTTTGACGCGCAGGCTGGCACCTATCGCACAATTGCATCCAGGTGGGATGGCGGAGACCCGGACGAAGATGATGCAGAAACGACAATTGATCTATTTGGTGTAACAGATCGCGATGCGGCTTACGGGTTTGCGCATTATTTAGCTCGGTCTAATCGTTTTCGCAGGCGAGTGCTGTCGTTCGAGACCGAAATGGATGGGTTTATCCCATCTGTCGGCGACCTAATCAGCATTTCACACAGCCGACCAAGGTGGGGTATTAGCGGTGAGTTGCTTGAGTGGAACGATGCGTCAAAAACAGCGCAGCTGAGCGAACCGCTTACATGGGATGGTGATCAATATATTATGTTGCGCGGCCGAGACGGATCAACAGACGGGCCAATTTCAATAACTCGCGGGACTGTAGACAATGAAGTTGTCCTTGCGCGATCTCCGACTGTTGCGATTGACGCGGAAATCGGAGGCGAGCGTGAAAATACATATTTTGCTGCAGGCACTCTCGACAATTACAGCCGAGTGGCGCTTGTCACTAACATAGAGCCATTAAGTGAATATCGATGTCGCGTGCTTGCGGCAATTGATGATGACCGAGCACGTACTGCGCCGCCTGCAACGCCGCAGCTCCCTAGCATTGGCGACGTGCCAGACCCGTGCGACACGCCGACAGCAGACTCAATCGAATTTGCCGTCTCCGGCGTTGCCGGCTCTTATATTGCGCAATGGACCGCGGTCAATTGCGTAGTCGCCGCGGATATTGAAATTCGCGAGTCTGGATCAAGCGGCTGGTCTTCACTTGTCGTCAGCCACGAGGGGCAAGTATACGAGTGGGAGTCAAATGCCTACATAAACCCGCAAATCCGCGTTCGCGTTAGCACAGACTCTGTGATAGGCGAATGGAGTGATCCTGTTAGCTTGAGCTTGGGCCTGCCTGGATCGAACACTGCGCCGCTCGCGTCGCCTACGGGCATCGCAGCAACGGCCCTTGATGGCGGTCTGAGGGTGACGTTTACCCCTAATCCATCCGAGTACCGCAGCCGCACAATCGCGTATTACAGCACTCAAAACGACATTGCAACAGCGTCCGCTTTTGCGTCTACAACGAGCAACAGTGCCGAACTATACGGGCTTGGCGCTGGCACGACGTATTATGTCTGGCTGCGCGCGCGCAACGTTGTAGGCATTTTGGGCGAGGCATCGTCAGCGATATCTGTGGTGCCGACCTAACGTTTGCACCCGTCTAAGACAACCCGCGCGACATCAAAAAAACAGCGGCCTAGCGAGGCCTGTCGCTGACGGGATACGCGGCCGACCGCGGATGTCCAGGACGTAGGTCCAGCCGTGATCCTGGAGCCAGCGGGCCTGATCGCTCGGGCGGCGGGCGCCGGTCAAGTGCTGTAACTGGTCGTCA